AGACCAATGAGTGAGTTTGATTCAAGCACTGAGTCAGAAAGTGCAGCAGTCGAAAGTGAAGGGTCAGGTCTTTTAAGTCCTGAGATTGAGTCAAATGAGGCGCCAACTGAAGAGCAGGTTGTACCTCATCGTGTGCAAACTGAAGAGAAGCTAGCCGAAGGCGACGGTGACATTGATTGGGGCGATCGCCCTGAGTGGATGCCCGAGAACTTTTGGGATGAGAAGGACGGCCCTGATCTTGAGGCGCTAGCCAAGTCATACCAAGAGATGCGCAGCAAGATGTCTGCCGGCAAGCACAAGGCACCCAAAGACGGTCAGTACGATCTATCAAGCCTGGTTGATCACGGCGTCGAAGACGACGATCCGCTGCTCAATGAGTTCAAGGGCTTTGCTAAAGAAAACGGCTTGAGTCAGGACCAGTTCGATCAGATCACGCAAATGTATGTGCAGCACGTCAATGAGATGATGGGCGAGGCAGATACTAACCGAGAGTCAGAGATGGCCAAGCTCGGACCCAAGGGTGAGAAGATTGTCGGCAGCCTAAACCAGTGGCTGACCAAACTTGGCACCTCGGGTGCGCTGTCACACGAAGAAGTCGATGCGATTGCGTCGAAGGCAGACAGTGCGCAGTTCATCATGGCTCTGAACAAGATCCGGCAGTCATATGGCGAGCAGCCAATCCCTGATGTCAATGTACAGGAAGGCGCCGGCACAACACGCGCCGACCTAGACGCCATGGTCGCAGATCCGCGCTATGGTAAAGACATGCACTACACCAACACCGTCGAACGGAAGTTCATGGAGTTTTTCGGCGAAGTGTAACAAAGGGGGCTAACATAGCCCCCTTCCTACATTTGAAAGCTCAAAAAACCTGATATATTTCAACCAACCGATAACTCAGATTCCTGAGCCGGCTACCTGACTACTGCGGCCCACACTGGACAACCGACACAGGTTTTACCCTTAAATTAAATTTTGATTGGAGAAGTACAATGGCAGTACAAATTTCAAATGCCTTTGTTACCTTGTTCGACTCAGAGGTAAAACAGGCTTACCAGGGGCAGCGTCTCCTAGCCGGTGTTTGCCGTGAGCGTACAGGTGTAGAAGGCTCAACAGTTAAGTTCCCTAAGATTGGTAAGGGATCAGCAACTATCCGCGTTCCACAGACTGATGTGACTCCCCTCAACGTGTCCTACTCACAGGTCACTGCGACAATGGAAGACTACATTGCTGCGGAATACTCAGATATTTTCAACCAGCAGAAGGTCAACTTTAACGAGCGTCAAGAGCTTGTACAGGTTGTATCTGGCGCAATCGCACGTCGTATGGACCAGATCGTGTTGGACGCACTCGACGCGTCAGCAACAACAGCGACTGTGTCAAACGACATTGGTGGCACTGACTCAAACTTGAACATTGAGAAGCTGCGCGAAACTAAAAACCTTTTCGATACGAACAACGTACCGATGGAAGGTCGCACCATGTTGTTGCACGCCAACTCATTGCAGTCACTCTTGGGTGAGACTGAAGTAACTTCTTCAGACTTCAACTCTGTGAAGGCATTGGTTACTGGCGAAGTCAACACGTTCATGGGCTTCCGCTTCATCACTTTCGGTGATCGTGACGAAGGCGGTTTGCCAATCGACGGTTCATCTGACCGTACCTTGTATGCGTTCCATCGTGACGCTGTAGGTCTCGGCATCGGCATGGGTCAGACTTCACGCGTTGACTACATCCCAGAAAAGACTTCTTTCCTGGTTGCGTCAATGTTCTCAGCTGGTGCGGTAGCGATCGACGACGAAGGTATCGTCAAGATCACTTGCCGTGAATCATAAGGAGGATTAGACAATGGCTTACGCACAAGCAGGGCTTCAGCCAATCGGCGGTCAAGCAAAAGCTGGCAACGCTCCTCAGATGTGGTCTTACACAACTGTTGATGCGATTGCGACAGTCAACACGTCTGGTTACTTCAACGACGCAGCAGACGTATTAAAGGTCGGTGACCTGATTTACGTTTATGACTCAAACACTCCAACTGCATCGTTGGTTGTTGTGTTGTCAAACACTGGCACAGTCGTTGACGTATCTGACGGTACTTCACTGTCAGTCGCAGACGCTGACTAAACGAATCGGCTCCCCTCCGGGGGAGCCTTTTCTAATGAGGTGATACATGGCATCCGGTGATACCAAGCTGTCCATCTGTTCGGACGCACTTATTCTCCTAGGGGCATCGCCTCTTTCGTCGTTTTCGGAAGGCACTGACGCAGCTCAGATCTGTGACCGGCTTTACGACGACCTCAAAGATTCAATCATTGCTTCCTATCCTTGGTCCTGGTCGTTCAAGAAGGTGCAGCTTGCACGTCTAACATCGACTCCGGTCAACGAGTGGAAGTACCAATATGGATTACCTGGCGATCGCATCGCAGGTGTGCGAGCAGTTTATAACTCAACCGCAACCGGCATCGCACCGATACAGTACGGTTGGGAGATCCAGGGCGACAAGCTCGATACAAGCGAAGAGCAGATCGTGGTCGACTACCAGTTCTCACCAAACGAGTCGTCACTGCCCACTTACTTTGTACAGTTACTGAAGTATGCGATGGCAGCCGAGATTGCAGAGACAGTGACAGACCAGATCACTAAAGCAGACTACTTTGAGCGCAAGGCGTTTGGCACACCGGGCGAGAATCGTCGCGGCGGCTACTTTCGCCAGGCAACCACTATTGATGGATCGTCTAACTCAATCGACGCGATTGAGGATTACACATTGACGGCGGTGCGCTTCTAATGAGTCGCATCATTCGAGTACAGACCAACTTCACGTCAGGTGAGCTTGACCCGAAGCTGCGTGCTCGCATTGACTTGAACCAATACTACAACGGCCTAGAGACGGCGCAGAACATTGTTGTACAGCCTCAGGGCGGCATAACTCGACGTGACGGCACTCGGTATATTGCAACCCTGCCATCGTCGGCTGGGACGGCTGTGCGCATGGTGCACTTTGAGTTCTCGGTGGATGACAGCTACATGCTGGTCTTTGTCGATCAGCGCATGTATGTCTTCAAAGATGGCGTGCAAATCACTGACATCAACGGATCAGGCAATGACTATCTGACCGTTAGCAAAGTCACAAGCTCTGTTATTCCAGAGATGTGCTGGGCGCAGTCAGCAGATACATTGATCTTGGTGCATCAAAACCTGGTGCCGCAGCGCATCTTGCGTGGTGCGACCGATGCGTCATGGACGGTGTCTGACCTGTCGTTCAACTTTATCCCCAAGTTTGCATACACGATTTCCACAACCAGCCCGGCCGCTAACATTACGCCAGATGCGCCGGACGGCAACATCACGCTGACCGCATCATCCAGTGTCTTTAGCGCAAGCGATGTGGACCAGTACATCAACGTATCGCCACAGGGGCGGCTGCGAATTGTTAGCTACACAAGCGGCACAGAGGTCAAGGCATATGCTGAAGTGCCGTTGTTTGATGACTCAGTGATTAATTCAGGCGATTGGGACTTGGAGTCCGGTTATGAAGACACTTGGTCATCAAGCCGTGGATGGCCTCGGTCGGCTGTGTTCTATGAAGGGCGCCTGTACTTTGGCGGTGCATCATCTCGGCCCTCTACACTGTGGGGCAGCCGAGTCGGCGACTTCTTTAACTTTGACCCCGGCGAGGCACTTGATGACGCTGCGATTGAGGCGACGTTAGATACAGGACGTTTTAACGCCATCATTGATTTGTACGCCGGCCGTAACCTGCAGATCTTTAGCACAGGTGCTGAGTTCTATATTCCTCAGACACTGGGCGATCCGATCACACCCAGCAACCTCGCAGTACAAGAGCAGACATCCAACGGATCTCGGCCCGGTATTCGGGTCGTCAACGTCGATGGAGCGACTGTTTTCTTGCAGCGCCAGGGGAAGGCGCTTTCTGAGTTCTTGTTCAGCGACACGGTCAATGGCTATGTCGCCACCAAGATCTCACTGTTGTCGTCGCACCTGCTCAAGTCTCCCAAGGAGATGGCAGTTCGTAATGCGACATCAACTGACGAAGGCAACCGGCTGCTGATCGTCAACGAAGACGACGGCTCGATCGCCTGTTACACGTTGCTGCGCTCACAAGAAATCATCGCACCCACAGAGTGGACAACCAACGGCGAGTTCATCTCTGTCGGTGTCGACATCTCAGACACTTATGT